CTGAATATCCAGCAACACCACCTGAAAACCAAGTAATACGTGGTTCTACGTAGTTACGGTCAATAGAAACTATGTCATCAATTCCAAACATTTTACGGTTATATCCATACTTTTCTGGAAATAGTCTAATTTGTGGCAATGGTGGACGCACCATTGATTGGATATCTGCTCCTGGAACATTCATAACCATTAATGCTTGCGAAACTAACCGCTCTTGATTAGATGACCAAGGGCCGTTGTATTGCCACCGTTTTGCTACTTGGTCAGGTTGAAACGGTGGTCGTTGAGTCCATGGTTTAGTGTGGTCATAACGACCATCTGCTTTTTGCGTCATGTTATCTCCACGCTGGTCTCATATTAATGAGACGAGAATTATTTGCTTTAGCGTAAAGAGCACCTGGTTCATCTGCACGTTTGTTTGTTTTACCGTCGTTAACTAAGTGTGGTGCTGGAGTTAGTTCAACTTCTGGTGCATTTCTTTCTGAATAATATACAACCACACCTCTAGAGGTATCCACTTTTGACTTCATTTGTCTTGCGATTCCACGGGTTGGTTGTAATTCTGAGGGCCAGTAGTACATAGAAGGTTCAATACGTTCACCTTTATGTACACCACGCTGGTACGCTTTTTTATTAACATTGTTTTTAATTGAGTCTAATAGTCTGTCATCACGACGACGAGTTACAAGAGTTCCAAGATAACCGTCTGGATATTCTGCAGAAGGAACACGACCAACTCCAAGGCGTTGAAAATCTAAATTAGAGCGAACCGCTGGTCCACCATAACCACCTTGATTGTTGTATCCGTTTAATCCACCAGCACCTAATGATTGCCAGTTTTGATTAGGGCTAAGGTTTCCTAACATTATCTTTGTCTTTTTCCTTCTTGATAATCAGGATTGCTAACTTCAGACATGTTCTTCATATCCCAAATTGCTTTTTCATTTCTCTTTTTAGCATGAGCCATGGCTTCTTCAATTCCACCGTAACCACCAGAAGCATCAATTTGCACTCCTTTATGTGGTGCGTCAGAGTCAACCCAAGAACCTATGTTTGTTGTTTCTCGGTTGCCTGTAGCCTGTCGTAAACGATGTACATGTTGAATAACATCAAGTGGACTTATTCCAGGAGTAGCAGTAGACCCCTTTGGTTTACGACCAACGTATGCAGTCTTAATTCTTTTACCTTCTGTGTTCTTTTCTCCGCCAACAAAATACGCAGAGTCCCCAGGACTTGCAATGTTCCAAGTCTTTGTATTCATAGAAGCACCGCCACCTGTGTTTGTAGCGTGAGCAAATAAAACCGCACTTACTACAGGATGACTACCTGACGGGGTTTTAATAGCCTCTTCAAGGCGTTGTTTCATGATGGCTTGATTTTTCTTGCTACGGCTTGGCATACGTACATAATCCAATGAACCTGTTAAACTGTCTGTATGAACACCCCAGAAATTTCTGTAATGGTCATCTTAGGTGACCCTATGCAGTACAAAGCACACTGTTATGAGTGCAATATGGATTTAGGTTCAGTAGGAACTGATGTTGAGGCAAGTATTACTGCGAAGATGCACTCGACCCTTGTGCATGGAACTCCTTACCCTGATACAGAGCAGTTCCTTCAATAATATGAATCATCTCTACTGAGAATCTTCCAGTCTCTTCGTTGTACCAAACTACTGCCATTCCCTGTTGCCAGTTTTCCCAATTTTTTCCTGGACGACCATCAGAACCAACTCCTGAATTAGCGGAAGGAACTGCACCGTCTACACGACACAAACATCCTGGAGAAAAACTACCGCTACGAATTGGGCCGTCTGCATCAAATGTTGTTCTGTATTGAACTTCAATTCTATGAATGTGTCCAAAAATAGTTGATAGGTGTGGTGTGTCGTTTGTGTAAGCAACCGCTGTATTGCCGTTGCTTCTAACCTTATTACCGTGCATTGCACGTAAGTATTTGCCTAACCAAATCTGTGACTCTTGTGAAGGGTATTTGTCAAAGAATTCAACATTTAGTTCGTCTAAACACAAAAGATTTTGTACGCTTAAAACAGGGTCTCCTTCTAAATCGGTAGCCCTTTTTAAACCATAGGAGGCTGCAGCGTTTCTAGTTGCATAAAGATTGAGCCTGTTATCGTGGTTTCCTTCTAATAAAACAATACGTGCATCTGGTGCTATGGCTCTTTGTTTAGCAAGAAACTCGTGTCCATAATTAATAGACAATTGAGTTGTATTTGCAAATGATGCTTCTTGAGTGAACCTAGAGTGTTCAGGTAAATCTAAAAAATCTCCTAAATTAAGGATGTCATCAATACCAAATTGTTCTTGGATATACGCAGTTACTTGTAACGCACAATCAATTGCTTGTGTATCGTGAAAAGGGTCTAATGTTCCGTCTTCGTAACGACGGTATCCAATCTGTGGGTCAGGTAAAATAACCGCACATTTAAGTTTGGTTTTTGTTTTATCGTGACGAGTGGGGTTCCAATCTAACTTTACTTCGACAGGTGTTGCTGGTCGAATTATTTCCCACTGTGGTCCTTCTTCGAATTTAGGATGTAAAACAATCTTAATTGCTTCAAGGTCGTGGACTGATGGGGTACCGTCTTCGTCTTTAGTAACCGACTGGTAATTAGATACAGTAACCCGACTAATCTTCCCAACTTCCTCGCGGTCAATGCCATTGTTCTTTAATACCTCATCAATTTTTGATTGAATTATGGCATCTTCACCCGCTTTAATTACGTCATCTAGTGGGTCTATTTGCGACATGAGCAACGTCCTTGTCTATGAGTACGAATGGTGTCTCTACTTATATTTACAACTTTTTCTAATAAACGTGCTAAATCGGCATGATTAATTTGCGATGCCAATATCGCTGTAATTCTTTTTTGTTTTTCTTCGGGTAAGGAATCTAACCACTTACCAAATTTGCAAACTTTATATTGAATCTGTGGGCGTAACGCTTCTTCCAAGAGAGCGTCTAATACCTCTAGGGAAGGTTCTTCGTAAACGTTGTTCGACATGTAGGCCCTCTCGTAGCGATTTCGTATACTAAATAGTACACGCAAATTGCTACGAAAAGGCTACGACACGCAAATTATTCTATTGGTTTTTGTGTTGCAGAACCAGAGTCCCATTTATAAAATGAGCCTGATGTTTGGGCGTTTAATGGGGCAGGAGTTCCGTAAGGATTACTGTCATTTGCCCACGCAGTTCTAGCAGCAGCAGTGTTTGAGTTTGAAGACCCAAGACCTTTAGGAGATGTAACTCCTTGATAACGGTATGGTTGCATACCGCCTTGCTGTGCAGATAGTGCGTTGCTACTCATTGTTACTCCAAAGAAGCAGAAGCACTGTCCATCATGCCTGAACTTGCACCCATTGCAGATGGAATAATTCTAGCATTACGCATTGTTTGTCCTGCTGCTGGGTCTGACACACTGTACTTTGCTGAAACTTTGTAAGCAGCACCCATACGGTCTTGACCAGCAGAAACATTTTTACGATTTTGTTTTGTTCCGCTTGCGGTTGGGTCTCCTGCTTGTGTGTTTTTCTTTGGCATTAGTGTACCCTTAACGGCACCAACAGCAATTTTTGCACTGTTAGCAACAACGTGTTGTGCTACCAAATTTGGCACAGCAACATCTGCACTCTTACCTGAAGCAGCCATTGAATTACTTGCTGCACCTACACGACGACGCATAGCGTGTCCCATATCTCTATAATCTGACATTTCAACTCCTTAGTATGCCCTAAAAGAAGGATACCCTTTTTTAGGTTGTTTGAATGCTAAAAACTATGGCAGAAATTTCTCCGTCACGGCTTTCAATTGTAGTAAATCCTGGCTTACAAGTAAGGTCCATACCTCTTGGGGCTACGTACCCTCTAGCAATTGCCATTGCTTTTACGGCTTGATTAACCGCTCCAGCACCTACTGCACGAACCTTTACCTCATGTTTTTCATATAGAGCATGAGCAATTGCAGATGCAACGCTTTGTGGGTTGCTTCCCGCACTTACTCTTAAAAACTGTTCTTCTGTAGAAGAACCTTCTTTATTAATATCAGTCACGATTTTGTGTTCCTTTAGTTAGTATTAGTGGTGCCCTCGCTCTCTAAAGGTAGGCTCAAATACATAAACCGTCAGGCTAAACGTGGCTCATCTCTATATTTGGGGTCAGACATTTGAGTAATAACAGCCTTTTCTATGGCTCCTATCCCATTACCTGAGACTAACCTGGCTAAGGCGTAGGAATCAGCAGCATTGTCATCTGTAAACTCTACGTTCCAACGTTTGTACATTTGCATCAACATCTCTTGTTTTTTAGCGTTGCCCTTACCTGCAGCAAACTTCTTTAAGGTCATTGGAGACACCTGTAAAGGAAATATTTTGTCTCTTTCATACAGTTCTAATTTAACTATTGCTGCTAACTCTCCTAGTTTTAAAGCAGCAGGAGATTGAAGAACGCTACCTTCTATAGCAACATCAAGTATTTCTGCACCAAGTTCTTGAACGTAATCAAGAGTGTCGCCAATCCACTCTTTAATATCTACTAACCGTTCAATTCCAAAATAAGGCGACTTATAAACCCAAGTGTAAAACTCAAGTGGGTTATCTTCAGATAGAGCGGTCAACCCAAATCCAGTTAGTGATTGGTCTATACCTATGTACACGTCTTCTTTACGTGTAAGGCCACCATCAAACGTTTTTGTTGACAAGGCTATCTACTAAAAAGTTTAGTTCTTCGACTGTTCCATCATTACCAAGTGTTTCATCAAAGTTGTATGCGTTCATTTCCCATTCAGAAACATGTTGATTTGCAGCCTGTATTTCTGGGCGTTCTACACGCCATATTTTTCCTTTTAAAACTTTTATTGTTCCCGCTTCATTTAAAAATCTAACATCTGTAATCACATATCTTTTAGATTTGTCAGACATTTTACGAAGTGCAGTAGAAACCCAAATATCTTCTCCTAAATAAACACGAGCAGAATAACCAAGTTGTTGAAGCATTTGACGAACTTCAGGGTTTTGTTTAGCAATGTCCCATCCATATTCATCAACTAACTCATCTAAAGGATTACCATTAATTTTTGGATTCATTGCGTAAACCATTTTTCTAATGGGGTCAGCAAATGCAATGCGTTCAAACCCATGTTCTGTTACTAAACGTTCTGCAACGGTATCTTTACCTGACTGTGCATATCCTGATAAACCAATAATCATGACGAAAATTTATCCTTTCGTATTGCACGGAAATCAGACGAACGACGAGTTATCTCACGGGAGACCAATGCGGTGTCTCGTTCTAAGTTGTAAAACATAACTTCAACCATTTTACGGTAAGCGTAAGACTCCTCTAATTTTTCAGACAACCCTAAAATTTTAGGGTCAATTGCAACTTCGGCTTTGATTGCAGTAATACGTTCCCCAGTTGTTTTTTGACCCATACGAGTAACCATAAGTCGTGCAGATGCAGAGTCAATGGCTTTTTCTGCGTATCGTTCATCTATTTGTGCTGCAGATAATTGAGTGGCTATGTAGTTAGACCATGCAGTTAGACTACTAAACAAATGGCTTAGTTCTTCTGTATCAAGGTCAGTAAGTTCTTTTGGCATGACTGGAAATTCGTCTTGTTTTGCTGCATGAAAAAACCCTTGTTTGGTCAATTCATCAACTGCTTTCTGTGAGGCTTCTCCAAACTTATGCACTTATATCTCCAAACTGTTGACATTGTTTACATCCTAATGCACCGTTATTGCTACATTCAATAGGAGTGTTTGTTTTAACTGCATCTACAACAATTTGAGCCTTATTAAATATTGGCTCTACAAACTCATAATCAGCCTTTATAGTAAATTCCCTATAGTCTTGGTCAGCCTTTAGTTCATATAAAAATACAATTTCTTTTGGGGCATCTTCGCCAAAAATACGGTTTGCCAATTCTAAGTACATTTGACCTTGCAGTAAATGACTTCTGAATGGGCGACGAATACTTCTCCAGGCTTTTGTTAAATCTCCATCTGCTTTGGCTAATAACTCTGGGGCTTCAAACCTTAAAGTTCCTGAACCAATTGACTTAATTTCAATTAAACAATCTTCTCCAATACCTTTAATCCAACCATCGGCATGACCTGCAATCATCAGGGGTTCGTAGACTAATGGGACTTCTTTGTAGTCCACGCTTTTATGTACGTCCTTAGATACAGCCCAACTACTACCAGTGGAATCAGACCACATGCCGTATAGAACACCCATTTCTTTAAACCAGTTTTGCCATTTAGCATGGATTGTGTGTCCTTCATCAAATATAGATTGTAAACGTAGGTTAGGTTTTTCTTTCTTTACTTCTGCACCCATAAGTGCAAAATAAGAGGCTCTTAGACACCAATCAGCCTTAATCATTTCTGAAGGGTGTAACACGGTTGTTGAACGTTTTTCTAATGGTCTAGCCATCAAATATCGTTCAATGTCTCCAATAAGACGAGGGTCACTCTTCTTAGCATCTAAGAACTTCTTTAAATCAGTCATTCCGTATCCAATCGTAGGATGAACTCTTTTAGAGTCATCTTCTTTTTATAAGATTTTTTCCACTTACGAATTTGAGCATTGCGTTCACGATGTGAAAGCCCACCCCAAATTCCATGTGGTTCATCCCTTTCTACAGCATCCCACAGACATTGCTGTCTTACTGGACACGGGTTCTTGCCATTTTCACCAAAACAAAAGGTTTTAGCCCTATCTGCAATGGTTGTATATAGTTCTTTATCACGTGGTGGATAAAAAGTGTCGGTGTCCTCTCCTTTACACCTAGCCTTATATCGCCATGAGTACGACGGTTCATCCATTTATTACGATTCCTTTGCAAGAGTCTCCCTCATTTCTAGGTAATCGTCTTCAAGGAGAACAACATAGTTCTCCCCGTCTAGATGGATGCCGAGTATCGGTATACGGCTATCTAGTATTGCTTCTTTTGTAATCTTCTTTAGAACTTCCGATTTAATAGTGACTTGTTTTTTACCAGTCCACTTATGTTCAATCAGCAGGTCCTCGGAACGTACATCTCCCTTTCGTGACCAGAAGGCTCCAGAAGCAGCAGTACGAGAACCATTAACCTTTTTGGCTAAACGATTCTCATGTTTGCGTGATTGCTTCTGACCTTCTGACTTCATTGGTCCTCAAGCATGTGTGACTTGTGTTTACCAATGGCGGTAATTGTCAGTGCAACTGTTTCTGCAGTGGACTGTACTGTTACCGATAAATCTTCTGGGTGCATTTTGTCGTGAAGATGTTTACCTGTTACATAAGTATCAGATGCTTTTACAACATCTACCAAAATTGTTAAGTACTGGTCCATAGACAAGTACCAATTAGGTTCGTTAATCAAGTTCAAGCACCTTCTTTGCTAACTCTTCTTTAAGTTCAATTTCTTCTCGGATGCTTGCAATAAGTGCGTCTGTGCCTTGCCACTTACGTTCACCGTAGTAATACCAAGCACCCTTACGCTCTACTATCTCATTAAGGACTGACATTGCTGCAATTTCCTTGGCGAAATCATACTCTCCTGGAGCACAATCTCCTCCTGGAGCAAAGTAAAAATCAAA